TTCCAATAGATCGCTGTTACGCCAGCTGTTCCGGTGTTATTATTTACGGTTGTACCCGCATATAAATCACCAGAACGGACGGCGCAGGCTCTGTCGGTATAAGGTCCGACATCCTCAGGGTTGGTCAAAGCGATAAAACTGAGACCAGCTGAAAGATCACCACCGGAGAAGGTACCTTCAGCTTTAGTTTTGAAGGTACCTGTCCTCCCGGCAATACCGGGAATCATGGTCGGGAGTCTAGCAGCGGGAGATTTCTCTACATCAGTAAGAGAATCTAAAGCCTTTTGGGCCGGAATGGATAAAACATTCCGGGCCCCATTGACAACAGATTCATACTCTTGTCGAGAGATGTCCCATAGCTCGTCTTGTTTATTCTTCTTCTTAGAAGGATTAGGCATGATTAGTTGTAGTTAGATACTCGACTCTAACTTGTCTTGCGCATTAATAACAACTAACCAGCGCAAGGCCGGTTATCCAAAATAGGGATCTAAGAAATCCTGACGAGCCATGTTTTCGTAATCATCCAGAATGAAAACAGGCTCGTAAGATTTCTTTAGACCCCAATGATGGAAATAAGGGGTGGGAACCAAACACCCCTTTGGTAAGGGACGGGCACTCAACGCCGTTCTTTCAGGTATGTCCTTGACACTTCCAATGAATGAATTAGTATGCTTTTTATGAGAGAGAACCTCCCTCAAAAAGCCAATTCTCTTGGTAGAATTATAACCACTTTTGAACTTCCGATTCCTCTTCTTCTCTATAGACTTCCTAACATTAAGGAGTCTAGTAGCGAAGGGGGGAGGCTCGGAATTCGAAAGGTGGTGATCTGCTAACTTAATAGCGAGATATTGTCTACCTGAGATATACCAATTCAAACCATTAGGAGGTTGTAACCCAATCCCACCCACATTGTGGGGTAAGAAAAGGTTATTTCCTCCGCGTGTCAATCTCTTAAGATGTCTTTCCCAATTCGGGGAGGCTTTAAAGGCCCCCCATACTGCAAGGCCATCATCAGGGTGGCACCATTCTAAGATCGTGTCCCATATACGAACATCCTCCATCCGGTTGCCTGATTTATCGTTACCGACAATCAGGTTCCACCGAATGAGAGGAATAGTACTATAGGTAGAATTTCTATAAATGAAATTCTGAGAGTTGAAAGAGAAAATTTCTCCGTCAACCCATGTCTTTAAGTCATTAAGTTCCCAAAGCCAAGAAGTAAATTCTTTGTACTTTGAGACTAAGTGACGTGGTACCACACCAAGGCCATCGTCTCCATTCACAACAAAAGGCATCTCCTTATAATAGGGGAGAAACCTGGTGAAGAAGAGGCGCTTGGCAAGATAATGG